CCTATCTTTTCAGGGTATCCAAAACGAAAGCGGATCTTATCACAGTCACGCCAACCACCTTCGTTACTATACGAGGTTACTTCTCTGTTTACACCGGGCCTAAACTCTAGCTTGGTTAAAGGCATTAACCGTCCTCTCCACCATAAAAGTCACCTATGCTTATGCTACCGCTTGTAGGCACATCTACATTTACAGCTTTTTTCTGATTCATCCACATAATAACTACACCACCTGCACCGTGACCGCCATTAAAGTCCCCCGTTTGACCTCGACCGCCTTGACCCCATCCACCCATTTTCAAGGTGTCAGAAAATGTCCAAGCCCCCGTAGATGTGTTAAAAGAACCCGGCTCCCAATAATATGTGGTGCTATTTAGTGGAGAGTTTCTGGTTGATTGCGCCCATATTTCACTATCTCCACTATTAATCGCTGCTACAGTGACACTGGTTAAACTAGATATGCCCGAAGCTCCCCCCGTTGCAGAGCCTCCACTTGCGTTGCCCCCCGCTGTTCCGTTGGAACTTGTGATCGTGGTTACACTTGACCCAGATATAGAAGTGGTTCCTGCGCTACCGCCAGAATAGGGACTTGTATGCCCCCCACCATTAGCTGTGACACTAAATGACCCCGGCCCAGTTACGGTAGACGCAGAACCCCCTTGACCGTGACCGTTAGAAGGACCATGACCTGCACCTCCCCCACCAACAACTACAGTATAATCTTCACTAGCAGAGACTGTTTTGCTAACAAGCAAAGCACCGCCACCAGATCCAGCGTAGCCAATGCCACTGCCCCACCAAGAACCTGCGGCACCACCACCCACAACCAAAACATAGAGTGTCCCTGCGTATGGGGTGGTATAAGTCAAGCCAGTTCTTTGAGTTGCTAAATCGCTTGTTATACTTCCTGCGCCTTTGGTATTTTCAACACCTTCATACACTTGAAGATTATTAGCTGGAGTATTGTTGCCGCCATAAAACTTAGGTGCATTTGTGCCAGAAAATGCGGTTATGTCTGAACCTGTTACAGCAATAAAAGACGGAACCAAACTGCCGTCACGATAAAACTCTGACATAGAATTAGGTTGAGAGTCGCTAAACTCTGTGGCTATTTGCGATAAAGATATAGCTCCAGAGGTTGGCAGGGTCATTAGATCGATCCATATGCAGTGACATTTCCGACAACGGTTAAGTTACCGCTGGTGTCTAGTTTTGCCTTTGCTGTTCCAGCGTAAGATATAATTAAATTGTTAGAGGAAACCGTAAATGTCCAATCGTTTGAAGAGTTATCCAACGTAAAGCTATCACCTTGCACTGTGCCTGTTACGTCAACACCCGCCGATGTAGTTTCAATTTTAACTCCGTTATCGTGATATAAACTAACTGCGCCATCATCAGCAAAATGTGCAAGCGTTTCACTCGTTCCTTCGATATAAACATTAGAACCAGACAACCTTAAAGCACCAGTCCCTGTTTCTGCGATACGAGAGTCAGAACCATCATGGTATATGGACATGTCTGTTCCAGCGCCAAAAGTTAGGCGATCATCAGAGGCGCTACCACTGTCTCCAAATACAATATTCTTTGCATTAACATCAAGGTTGCCCCCCAACTGCGGAGAAAGATCGTCTACAACGTCAAAAGCGGCAGATGTTACCGCCGCTCCAGATCCTGCACCATCTGCAAAAATCCAAGCTATGCTTCCGCTAAGTATGGTGGCATCGCCTCCGCTGCCTTGAGTTAGGATTACTGATTGGTTAGTTCCATTTTTAACAAGGTATACCTTGTCTTGATCATTTGGACTAATAGTTACAGTGTTTGTGCCGCTAGGTGATCCACCAAAAACCAATACCCTGTACCCGCCATCAGACAAAGACCCATCTGATGTTGTCAGCGTGTGCGTTGTACCAGACAGCGTAATCGCACCAACGCCGTTAAGTGCGCGGTCAATGATGTCAAAGTTTGTATTTGTGGTATCGCCCCAAGTTCCTGACTGTTCACCGGAGCCGGGTTTTTCTATGCCACTATTTACTGTGTATGTACTAGCCATTTACTTCACCATTTCTGTCCATGTCTCTATTGTACCACCAGTTGACACTTCTGACCATGTATCTCCTGTGTGTGTTATTTCAGACCAGCTTTCACTGCTTGATCCTGCATCAATCGGCACCCACAATAGATTGCCGTCAGTGGTCATCACAAACAAGAATGTCATGCTGCTTACGCCAGACAATATAGTCGCAGCTTGTGTGGACATCTCAAACGATGACAGCATCTCTGCTACAGCAGTAGCAATCAGCGTTGCATCTGTATCAAGCTCAAACTCAAAATCCATGCCAGCAGAGCCGGATGCTATCAAGGTTCCTGTGGCTGTTTCTGTGAAGTTGAAGCTCTGTTCTGAAACAGCAGAGAAAGTTGCATTCCCCGTTGTATCTTGAACAAATACAAAACTGGCCTGTGACACAGCCGTGCGTATTCTTTGAGCCGCTGTCGATTGATCAAACTGCGAGGTCATTGTGACATCGCCAACAGCAAGTCGGACAGCATCCGTTGATTGATCAAACTGACTTATTATCGAAGACGCCGCACTAGCAGTAAACGCTGCGGTGGTGGTCTGATCAAACTGTGAAGTTATCTCAACAGTTCCAGTGAGAATGCCTGCACCAGCTTGAAGAATACTAAATGTTCCTAGCATCTGAGCCACACCTGAAAGAACACCTATACCCGCAGAGGTTTGAGTAAAGTTAGCATCCATAGTCTGGATGCCCTCTCTAATAATCCCCTGACCAGCAAAAGGTATTTCACAAAATGTGGCTTCGGCGAACATTAGCTTACCTTGCTTTCTAATGCCGCCAAGCGAGTTTCAATGTCTGTCAATCGCTGTTCCGTAGCTGCGTTGATAAACGCCAACAATTCAGGATAGCGAATACCTAAACGTGTACGTTTGGTTGCGCCCTCTGGGGCATCCTCGGCTGTCTGATAAGGCACTATTGCTGTATGTTTCTCGCCATTTTCCTTCGTAATTGTCTCCTTAGCTTCCCACCAAGTATCGCTACACCAGAACGCATACTTTGTTGCATCCAGACCAGCAGCAGACATGGCTGCTTGCACCTCTTGAGCAATCACCCCTGTATGGATACGAGCCGCATCACCTTTAGCCGCAACGGCATCTTTCCATTTATATGTCTTAAACAGTGCGCTGATAGACTTAGCAGCAGTCATCTCTGCGCTAGTCAGGGCGGCTATGTCTTGCTTTTCAGTTTCGTCTGAAGTGTTGATTGTGGTGTTTACCATAAAGAGTTCGGCAAATCGTGACGATCCGTAACCTAGCTTGATGGCGTTATCTCTGATGTTCTGATCGTCTGGACTGAAAGGAATAACGCAATTATCAAAATACCCTTGAAAGATTAGGCCGGTGTCAAAAGAACCTATGTACATAGTATTGACTTTGTTTCCGAGCGTGCCTTGTTGTGTATTGCCATTGTACAAGGCAATCTGTGCGCCAGTTGATGTTGTTCCTCCCCTAGAAAGAAATAGCGCTGCGCCATCGTCACGCTGACACATTACGTAGCCTGTGTTGTTCAACTCAACACTACCTTGGTCAAATGAGCCACTAGTAGTCTTTCCAACAAGAAAATTTCCTACGTTTGACATCACGACTTTGCTGCCGCTGGAAACTGAACTCAATTCTATATAGTTGCCTTCTGTGTTGCGGATTCGAAAGCCGTCAATGCTGCCACCCACACCGCCAAACGCAATCGTACCAGCGGTTCCACCAGAGGCACCAACGGAGCCGACATTAATTACTCCCGGTATTGTTGCACCAGCATTAAAAGTAGCAAAACCAGCTTCAGACATATCAAATGTAAGAGCCGTAATTTCTGAGCCACCATCGTTGCCCATAAAAATCATGTCTTCGTCTGAGGCTTCAGATTTAATATGTAAATCACTGCCACTTCTAAAAATTGACCCATACAGTGTCCCACCATCTTTCAGCAAAACACCATTACCAGAGCCTTGAGTGTCAGCATCAAGAATAATCTGACCAGCCACATCAAGTGTTAAGTTACCAGAACTCAAGTCAATTTCCGTACCATCAATCGTGATGTTATCAACAACAACTCCTGCGTTTGCAGTTACTACACCCCCGACAGCTAATGTAGTTGCCATATCTACAGCACCGTCTATGTCCACAACATCAAGGTTAGTAGTGCCATCAACGTCTAAGTCACCGTTAAAATCTACATTGCCAGAAGCAGATATTGTGGTAAACGCACCCGTGCTTGCACTAGCTGCACCGATGGTGGTCCCGTCTACAGCACCGCCATTTATGTCCACTGTGCCAGTAACACTAAGATTACCACCTATACTGAAGTCGCTGTTTACATTACCGCTGAACACACTAAAAACATCGTAGACCACAATCTCTACAACATCATTTGCAGTCAGGGCAGATAGACCTGAAATAGTATTGGCTGTGCTTGTGTTGTAATCCGTACCAGCTACTAGAGTTAAACCATTAAGATTAACGTCAACATAGTTGCCGTCAGTAAATGTCAAAGTGCCGCCTGTCAGCGCACCGCTAATTGATGTCTCACCCCCGGACGCCGTTTTGTAGTAACGATTTCTAACACCCTGTGATGGTGATCTACCTAAGTAGGCCATGCTGTTTTACCTTACTTACTTGAGTCTACAAATTCTTGATATGCTTTCTTTATGGTGTCGTTCCACACAGCATTGCAGATAGCCTTAACCTCTGTGCTTTGATCACTGATATCTGTGTCTGCCCAATTATCACCAGTTTTGGTGCTGGGATGCAAAACGTGTCTATGAAAACTACGATTAATTTCTACTCCATCTTTTTTGATGACGGTTGCAGTGCGAACTTGCACAGCTTTGTAGTCACCGACTACTTCAATTTTATCTTCTACCGTTTCTTCTGTAAGCGCCATTATGCTACCTCATATGTTCCTGATACAATTAACCCTGCGCTGCTAGCTGTGCCTATACTAAAATCACCCCATCCAACTCCACTGCCTACACAAAGACCAACGATTTGAGTGTTGCCAGTAACATACCCAACTAATTGGGTTCTACCTGATGGGAAGGTTCCAGCGTTATTGGGTGCAAGTTGAAAGAGTTGGTATGAGGTTGACCTTGCTGTAAATGGCAAACCATTTATTACCAGCGCTCCACTCGCGCCCCCAAGATTTAATCCACTCACGGCTGATGCATGAACATATACTTTGTTACCAACTTTGGTGTAGTATCCCGACATTGTTTGTGCGCCTGCTGATGGCGCAGTGCCAGCCGTAACTGATGCTGTCCAAGTGCCTTCCTCGTAGTCGTCTAGAATTTCACTGGTCATACCACCAGCATCACTAGTTGCGGCGAAATTAATGCCATAACCGTTATCGAGTAGAATGTGACTAGCAGAA